CTACATGTTCCGTCCGCTCTCGCAACTTCATATCTCTCCTTCATTGTAACATTAGTGAAGGTTGGGGTTAACCCCGTAACCGATGACGGTTCTAATTTTGGTACAGTTACCGTTAAATCATTTGATTCCGTATCTTCACTACAATCGGCACAATCCGGATATGTAATGAGTGACAATTTGAAAATATTTCTAAATTGAAATTCTTTTGCTCTTGAAAACATTCTAGCGGCGGCTCTTGACGAAACACCTGTACTCTCAAGAAGTTCCGCAATTGCAAACATGGTTTGAGTTGTTATCTCTTTGAAAAATAATTGAATAAATAACCCAGCATATTCGAGATAACTTAGTATGGTTAAAATGAAAAAATTAAATCTATGATTTCTAACCGCATCGTTTATTGGGAAAAAGTTATTAGTTCCTGAACAATCCGAACCGGCATCTGGCCATATTTCTTTTATACCAATAAATGATTCATTCCTATCTTTTACAAAGAATTTAAAAAGACTTTCAAGTGAACTTGCTTTATAGTATTTGTTAATGAATTGAGATACACTATAAACTCTATTATATCTTAATTGAAAGAAGTAATCTTGTGGTATTTTAGTTTTACCATCACTAACTGCCTCAACACTTGTTCCTGTTATTTCACCCAAGGCTTCCGATGGATAATCATCAATTGATGTACTAAATGAATATGATTTCGGATTAATGGTGTTATAGTTACCAAGTCTGCTATTATCATTTATATGATATTCTCTAATATTTGGTACTAAAAATTTTCCGTTGAATGTATTTCTTGCACCAGAATCTTCACTTAAAGAAAATCTAAATCTATAATTTCCTTGTGTTGGTATACCGACATTTGGATTTTTAGATTCAACTAAACTACCAAATTCATCGGTGGTAACATATTTCATGTTCATTGGTACTCTAAAAAAGAAAGCACCGTTTTCGTCAATTACACTGTCAATTTTTACAGATTCTAAAATTGGTCTATCAATTATTGGTACACCGTTAACATCTTTTTCGTATTGACCGCTGAATCTTATAGCCTCAACATCACCTTTTTTTGTGATTAATTTACATTTTTCACCCATTTGGTTATCGACGTTACAGTTTTGGGTTAAGGCGTCTTTACCTGAGTCGGTAAAGGTTCCACCCATTAATAACGCGTAAGGTTCAATTCTAATGCCTTTTTCTTTTAAATCGAAATCGGTTCTTGTGATTCCAATTTCACATAATTCCTCATTTCCCCAAAATGGGTAAACTTCAATTGTTCTATCAAAAGAAACAACCTGTGGAAGTTCAGCTAAATTATCTGATGCTCTGTACGTGTAACTATTTACAAATTTCTCTGGTGAAACACCCTCATACATTAAATCGTATGGAATTAATGATTGACATCCGATATCCGATAAATCGACATCACAATGGATTATTTGTTGACCTAGAGGTACTCCCCAAATCATAAAATCTCCCGAGTCGTTTGTCTTTACTGTGTATCTGTAATATTTTTCAAACACTTCCATACATTCTTCTCTCGATAGAATATCTTCTTGGTCGAAAAATTTACCTGTTGGTGTATGTCCTGTGTGTTGTTTTCTTGAAGGTAATAAATGGTATCGGTATCCGTCTTCTGATGAATCGTTAATTTCTTTATATGGATATAACGCCGAAACTACGGGGTCATTTTCATCCACATCACTTAATGGTATAAAGATTGAAACCCTAGCGTTAGGTACCCCATATCCATTATTAACAGAAACACGACCTACCACCACTCCATAATCGGAACATAAACCTGTTGCATAAATGTCTTGTTGTGTGAACTTCAAAGATAAAATCTCCAACAAGTCAAAGTCTTGTTTAAGTTCGACATTAATCTTCAGGTCACGACCTATATCTGTGTGAATTCTGTGCTTTTGTATCATCTTATATAAATAGAAACTCCTTAGTTTTCTATAAGATAAGGAAAAAACATATTAATATGTAGTCGAAGTGAGAGTTTTAATTCTAACTTTAATATCTGTATTGGGAAATCTTACTTGGTATATCTGATTTGACTTCATATATACGGTACTTTCAACTTGTGATATTTCTTTTGTGGTTTCGTCAATGTACGATTGAGCAACTTGAGCGGATGAGTATTCCCCACCTATTTTGTTAAAAACTCTGATATCAATTACGTTAACAACACCAACAACATTACCAATTTGGGTTTTTAAATCTCCAACTAATAATGGGTCTCCCATTTTTTTCTTATCAATAGAGAAAAATGATGATGTTTGTTGAACAACTGATTTTATAATATCTGCAGTATTTTCGTTTTTATTTACAACTAAATCAACTTCTAATCCTAAATCGATAACTTCACCACTTTGAATGTCTAAATAATCGTTTAACATTCTATATTTTGATAGGTAATTTAATACGTTGTTTTTTAATGTGTTAGAAACTGTATCAATTAAGTTACCTGTCTCATCATATGATAGTAATTTGATTCTTACTTTGTTATCTTCCTCCATCACACTAACCTTTGCCGGAGCACCAAAGGTCGCTGGCATTGTTTCAATCATTGATTTATAGTCATTTAAAGTTACTGCTCTATTTTGTGCGGCAAAATTATACGCAACCATGTTTCTAATTTCTTCAACCGTAGGTGCATCTGAACCTCCAACCGCCGGTGTTATGTTAGTGACCCTTAGAGATTGGTTTACTTGGTCATTTACAGAGGAATTAGGACCGTTTACCACATAATCGAAGGTATCCATAGAATTGATTACGTTGATACCTAAATTCGTCTCTTTACCACCACCGATTCGGTATTTTACAAATAATGTAGTGTTACTTTTTGGTACCGCTCCAAGTGATGTGTTATTTAAAAATGTTGATAGGTTAACCTTCATTGTTCCTGACATGAAATTGTCCAAATTATCCATTGGGTCAACATTACCTGAACCAAATGTTAATGAAAAATAGTTCTCAGGTGTATATTCCGTAAAGAACTTGTTAACGATACCCATATAATCACCAGATTTGAAATTATCTTTATCTGACGCTCCTGTTGGGTCCTCAACAAAAATCTTGTCCTCAATTAACGATTTAACTTCATACCATCTGTTGTCTGATGATACAAATTCATCTGATGTTGGATTTGCACCATATCCTGAACCGTCTTTATGTATAACTGAAGTTACTCCTAAAATATTTCTTTCGGGTAAAAAAATCTTTAAAAATGGTTTTTGGTCTACCGAACTGATTACTCTTCTGTAAATTCTTGTAACACCATTAATAACCGCCTCTCTTTTTGTTATTGTATATGAAACCAATCTATTATTACCATCAAAATTTGGTATTTTTAATCTATTTGGTTCACCCTTACTATTAAATGGATTTGAGAAATCTATATCTTCAACAATTTCAAATATTTGACCTCCACCTGATACTTGTGCTCCTGACTTCAAAATACCTTCATATCTTTCATCGTCTTTATCACCTCTTACAGGTACGTTAATTGAGAAATCACATAAAGCAATTGATGGTCTTGGACCAGGCAATTTAATTCCGTATGTTTTTGCAATATGAAATAATGACTGTCTTTGTTGTGCAAAGTCCAACATTGTTTCTTGCCAAACCCTATCAATGTGGTAATGTAAATTATCCGCAATACCTGCGTTCATATCCAATAATACTGAATATATTGAGGCATCATTGAAGTTAGATATTAACTCAGGATAATACTGTTTAGTTAAGTCCACCAATTCTTCTCTAAGACCGGCGAAATCTCTTGTTGCGTATGATATTTGTTTTGACATATTACAAATTAATAATTATAAAATCTGGTGTGCTAAATGTACCGTTATTTACCGTATAATCTATTTTTACCTTAGCAGTGTACGGTTTGTTCGCTGCGGTGGAAACTCTAAATAATCTTGCGTCTTCATCTTCATTAACAGATGTAATCATCTGTTCAGGGTCATCTTCCGCTGACATTACTTTAATTGAATTTATATCTAAATTCGGTATGTATTTTTTTACACCCTCTCTTATTTCTTCTTCGATGTTATTATGTGATATTATATCATTTTGGTCGAAAATATATTCATATAATCTAGTACCAAAATCTGGTAATAAAAATCTACTTCCCTTCCTTGTTAAAAGTAAATGAATAAGATTAGCTCTAACCTCCTTTTCAGGGGTTGCAGTTAATCTAACGTAATTACCAATTGCACTATCCCTAAATGGGAAGTCTATACCGTATGTAGCCATATCAATAAATATAAATAATTGTAAAATGGTAATAAATAAAAAAACCTCAACATTGTTGAGGTTTTTAATATAGTGACTTGATTTTCGCACCCTGTATAATCAAATCCTCGGATGCTCAAGGTACGCCTTGACGACAGTAACACTTTGAGGGCGCCACCCGCGGGTATTAAGACCCACAACCTTCACACTCAAATGGAGAATCAGACGGTCTACTACTTGTCATTACCATTTCAGGTGTTTGTTCACTTATTAGTGTGTTATTGGTTGGTACTTCAACATTATTAACTGAAGCTGCCGGTTGTTCTATTGGTTTTGATGAGGACATATCCACCCCTAAACCTTTAATCGCATCTACGGCCGCTCTTGTTCTTAAATAATACATTCCTGTTTTTAACCCTAATTTCCAACCATATAGATGTGCGGCTAATAACTTAGTTTTAGTTGCATTGTCAACAAATAAATTTAAAGACTGTGATTGGTCAATAAAGATACTTCTGTTGGCTGCCATTTGTAAAACACGTTTTTGTGACATTTCCCAAACAGTTTTATACACTTCTTTCAATTCTGTTGGTATTTCGGGAATATTTTGAACTGAACCATTTTCCATGATTAGTTTATTCTTAATGGTTTCGTTCCATAAATTTACCTTCACTAACTCATTAACTAAGTGTTTGTTAATAACAATAAATTCACCACCTAATGTTCTTCTTGAATATAAATTAGTTGTAAATGGTTCAAACGCTTCATTATTACCCAATATTTGTGCGGTAGATGCGGTTGGCATCGGTGCAACTAATAATGAGTTTCTAACTCCATAATTAACAACCTCTTTTCTTAGTGATTTCCAATCCCATCTTCCTGATAAGTCTTTATCTTTTTTACCCCACATTTCATATTGAAAAATTCCTTTCTCTATTGGTGAACCTGAAATTGATTCGTATGGTCCAACTACTTTTGAAATATCTTTAGACGAAGTCATAGCTGCAAAATATATTGTTTCGAATATATCTGTTTGTAATTTATCTGCCTCTTCACTTTCAAATGGTAAGTGTAACATACAAAACACGTCAGCTAAACCTTGAACCCCTAAACCAACTGGTCTATGTTTAAGATTAGAACGTTTTGTTTCTTCAGTTGGGTAGAAATTTAAATCAATTACGTTATTTAAATTCTTAATAACTTGATATGTGTTATCATATAAAAGTTGATGGTTGAATTCTCCGTCTTTAACATATTTTGGTAATGCTAATGACGCTAGATTACAAACAGCCTGTTCAGTTGGTGAACTATATTCAATAATTTCAGTGCATAAATTTGAAGATTTAATTGTACCAAGATTTTTTTGATTTGATTTATAATTTGCGGCATCTTTATATAACATGTAAGGTGTCCCCGTTTCAATTTGTGCAGTTAGGATTGCGTCCATTAATTTTCTCGCTTTGATAACTTTTCTTGCCTTACCTTCTTTCTCATATTTTTCATATAAATCTGTAAAATTCTGTGTAGACAATGTTGGGTCATCATAAACATCTGATAATCCTGGTGCTTCGTCTGGTGAAAATAATGACCAATCGCCATCCTCCTCAACTCGTTTCATGAATAGGTTAGGTGTCCACATAGCTAAGAATAAATCTCTTGCTCTCATTTCTTCTTTACCATGATTTTTTCTTAAATCAATAAATTCAAAAATGTCAGCGTGCCATGGTTCGAGATATACCGCAAATGAACCTTTACGTTTTCCTCCTTGGTTAATCCAACGAGCAACTTCGTTATAAGTTTTCATCATAGGTAATAAACCGTCAGACTGTCCACCAGTTCCTTTAATATACGCTCCCTTAGCTCTGACATCATGTACGTGTAATCCAATACCTCCTGCCCACTTAGAAATCTTTGCAACGTCTTTTATTGTGTCAAACAATCCGTCGATATCGTCACCCTTATTACCAATTAAAAAACAAGAAGACATTTGTGCTCTCTTAGTTCCTGCGTTAAACAATGTTGGTGTTGCGTGTGTATAGTAATGTTGAGATAAGTCATCGTAAATACGAAGTGCCATATCCACATCTCCATTACAAATACCGACAGCAACTCTCATATAAAGATATTGAGGTCTTTCAACTACCCTATCTCCAATTTTTAACAAATATGAACGTTCAAGTGTTTTAAAACCAAAAAAATCGAATTCGAAATCTCTGTCCATTTTAATTGCTCCATCAATCGCTTCTTTGTTTGCCATCACAAATTTATAAACATCATCATCAATTAATGACGACTCTTTACCTGTTTTTGGTTCAACGAAAGAATGTAACTCTTTAATTGATTGTGAGAATTTTTTAGGTGTTGTCTTATGTAAATTAGAAAGTGCCAA